AAAGACTGTGTAAACCATGTAGTTCCTATCTTTTCTGAACACTTCAACACTCCTCTGATTGCTTCTATATCTCCTATCGTTGTGCCATGCTCTATAAAGTAAACTCTATTTGGTGACGTTGCGGCTAAAGCATATACCCGTAGCGGTTGAGACGCTCCAATATATACAGTTTCTAAAGTTGAAACGCCCCAAACAGTACCACCAAATGAAGTTGTTCGCCTGATGGTTCCTGGGTTCGTAGCATCAAATGCGACGGCTGTTGTACCATTCACGGCCACGTCTGAAGCAAGGGCTACCGGATCAAATTCGCCAACTTTGTCGTAAGTAAAATCATCAACCTTTTCTATATAAGAGATGCGTGAACCGATAGGTCCGTTCGCAAGCAACCATCCAGCTTTATAGCGTACTGACCTACTACTCCTTGTCCTGTAGTTAATTTCTGGACTGGAGGCACCAACCGGATTTAAGCTAACTCCAATAGAGTTTTGTTTTAATTCTACTTTTATAAAAGGAGTAGTGTTTTGTTTTTCACCCTCAAAGTTTACTGCGGAATTTCCTTTGATCATCAATCAACCGATGACAAAGTTAAAGATATGCGAAATTCTGTGCCAAGTGGATTTGGTCTTGGAGGATTATGTATTGATAAATCATGACTGCCAACAGGTATGACATTATATGTCACGCCCCACGGTGTAACCAGAATGATTGGCATACTAACACCCTGGGCACCAAGGTAGTTATCAAGATCATCCAGCCGTGAAAGTCCTAACCATGTTGTTTCACCAACCTCTGACGCACCTGCCTTCACGGTATATGTGTTATCAAGAGCGATAGTAAGTGACAAGCTAAAATGCGTATTACCAAGCACACTACTTGTACGTGAGTTTTGCGTTTCACTTACTGAATTCTTAAGTGGTATGCCACGAGAAATATCACCCTCAACATAGTCGTAAAACCTGCCATTAATTAATACACCGTTGTATGGGTCTATTATCATGCTGCTGCGTTCATAAGTAAGTTGCTAAACATATTCATTTCTTGTCCCTTTCCTCTATCTCCTCCGAAAGATACACTCCCAAAGTTATTATTAACAGTGCTACTGTTGCCAAGTCCTTTAATAGCATTTACTATCTCTTTAGAGCCTTGTACACTACTAGCTGCAAGTCCTGTAGGGGCTATCGATGACGGCTCATTAAGATTCAGTTCGCCGACAATAGCCTCACCTTCAGACAGATTCGCCTTCTGGAATTCCTCTGCAGAAACTTCCTGGCCTCCAATAAAGAATCCACCTTCACCACCAGTGCTTGCCGAGAAGTCCGGTATACCAGTCAACCCTCGAATTGCATCAGCAACGCCTTTGATCTTTGATCCTACTTCAATTAATTCGTCAATTTTGGAAATAAGATCTGTTACAAAACCAAATATATCACCTATTGCAGTACCAAAGTCTTCAAATCGTTGAATCATTTCGTTTATCTTCTCAGGGTTATCTTCTATCCACTTTATAAACTCATCTAATTTGTCTATCAAAATAACAGCTGCATTAAATGCTTCTTCCAAACCTTTCTCAGCTATTTCTTTAAATGCATCTTTAACTTGAGGGCCATGGGTTTCCCATATGGCTCTTAGCCTTCCTATCAATTCATTCAGTTTACCTTTGATTTCATCTATCTGAGGGCCGAATCTTTCTTGCATTTCAGCAAGCCAAATACGAAAGCTACTATCAGCATTAGTAACCTGAAACTCCAAGTCACCAATAGCACCTGCTATGAACTCAGCAGCCTGTTGTGTTACTCCTAACCCATCAACCGCATCTACAAGTCGAATTTGAAACCCTTCCCATGCTGATGTTACTGTTAGTAATGCGCCTTCGAGACCACTTAATTTGATATCTGCCATTTCTTCAGCTGCACCTCCTGAATCAATGAGATCATCCGTAAAACCCCGTATACCATCACCACCTTCCTTTATTAGAATATTCCATTCCTGAAATGCTTCTGCGCCAAACAAAGCAGACAATGCGGCATTTTGCTGTTCTTGGGTCATACCCTCAAAAGCTTTCTTCAAATCATCAACTATAATATCGATTGAGTTCATATTACCATCCAGATCGAAGAATTCAATATTCAAATCGTTCATTGCTTCTTCCATTCTAGCTGTAGGTGCCGCCAACCTCGTTAATGATGTACCTAATGCCCTAGTACCGAGGCTGCCCTTTAATCCATTATTGGCCATAATACCAATAATCGCTGAGGCTTGTTCTAGGCTGATTCCCATTGAAGCAGCCGTTGGACCCAAAAAGTTCATAGCATCTGCGAACTGTATCATGTCGGTATTGGAACTCGTTACGGTTTTGGCTAGTACATCAACTACTCTGTCAGTATTCTTGGCTTCTATCGAGAATTGAGCCATAATGTTAGTAGCAATATCAGCAGAACTCGCAAAATCTAATCCTGAAGCTGATGCTAAATTTAATATGCTTGGAGTCGCGGCAAGTATTTCGTTAGTTTCCAATCCTGCCATAGCCATAAAACCCATTGCATCAGCAACCTGTACAGCTGTGAACTCTGTGTTTGAACCAAGGTCAAGAGCCAGCTCACTCAACGTTTCAAATTCATCCCCAACAGTACCTGTTAGGGCTTTGACATTAAGCATTGATGTTTGGAAATCTTTGGCAGTGGTAACGGCACCACTTATGAAGTTCGCTACGGATTTAAAACCAAACTCCAAAGCTCTCAATCCTAATTCAACACCCTTGATAATAGCCGTGGCTTTCAGAAAGCCATTAGAGATATCATTGATACTACTCTTGGTATTACCCTTATCAACCGATACCCTTATTTTTAAATCTGTGTTAGTTGTTGTTCCCATTATCTCGCTGAGTGCTCAAGTAACGTATTAGTTTCTCCATCTTTATATTTGGCTGTTTATCAATATCTGTAAATGTCCAGCCATACTTATCGACTAAAGCCATTTCAGATAAATCATATCTATCATCTACTTGTACCTTCCCCGTCAGCCCTTCGAACCACCTGATACAGGCTTTTGTCCATTTTTTTTTACTTCGCCTGATAAAGTAGATGATTCAATAATTTCCTGTACAATTGGGAATACCTTTTGTGTATCGGTACTAGGTAGATCCATGAACGCATTGTAAGGATCGTCAACTACATTTCCATCCTTATCTTTTAATTCTACCAAAACCCTCTCAAGTACAAACTCTTGTCCATTAAGCAATGCTGCAATTCCAGCTTTCTTTTGCTCCTCACTAGGTAGTCCAAAGGTAAGCTCAAGTAATTTCTTGTTATACTCCCTATATGTTCTAGTATCCAAGTATCCCCGTAGTTCAACTGTGTAGCCGGATTCCTCCAGCTTTATTATTTTGTTATCCATTAGTTTTTTCCTTTAATTAAAAGAATGCGCCTGTCCAAAAATGACTCATGAACATGAGGGAAAATGAACAGGCACATTCATTAAACATTACAAAGCCGCACCAACGGTTTGTGTAATATCAATCAATGAACTTGTGCCAGTGTTTAGTTTTCCCATGAACTCAACTTCCTCCATTGAATACTCACCCGCTTCATATGGTCTGACATTACTTGTCATCTCAGTTCGTGGTACGTCTATTCTCAAAGTGTATGGTGTTACTCCTGCGATTAATCCCGCACATGATGGAAGCACTATATCAAATCTTAAGTAAGCTTCTGTACAACCATGTTGCAATTCTACAAAACTTGTACCCTCATGGAATATCTTGAACTTACCTGATACTGCTGGAATCTTAGGATCTGATCTTGCAGCATCACGACTACCCGACAAGAAAGATGATTCCAATCCATTCTCGTATTTAACATTCCAACTTTCAACTTCCAGTGTAGTAAACTCAACGCCATACGTTGCGCCTTGGTGAACTGTAATAGTAGCATCTGCAAATACCATAGGTCTGATAGTTTCTCCAATCAAGTCCTGCATCGATGTACCTACATTACTTTGAATCTTCCCTTCAGTATTTAATGTGAATTCAAGTTTATTGTCGCTCGCGGTTATATCAATTGCTGATGCTCTCACTCCATTAAATGTCTCCTGTGAGTTATTTCTATCAAAGTTAATAGATTTAGAGATCATCGTACCATCAGTATTCTGATTATATGTTCTTAGTGTTGCCGAAGTTCCAACAGCAGTATTGGTAGCTATTGTTCCCAATGCAAGTTCTAACATATGATGCATCGTTCTAGGAGTTGCAAACCCTGTGAGGTCACCGGTTACAACGTTCTTCATTCTAACGATTCGTTCACGTCCTTTAATAGATGTTGTTGTATCCTCAACCACTTCCTTCTCAACGATCTTATTAAGCGTAGAAGTCTTAATATGTAACCGCTCTGAATTAGAGGCCACTGAAACGCCCCAAGTTGATTCATCACCAATACCTATGTCTTTGTAAATAGTCTGATGTGCCACTATATTTTTATTTAAAAATTAAATTGCTTGTGAAGCTGTTTCTTCTTGTGTAATAGTCAATGTTGCTGTCACATTCTCATCACCTGGTATCCTATCATCATTATATGTAATTGATATATCTGGTTGTCTTACCCCGTATCTTTGCAAGTTATTTCGTATAATATATCTAATTGTATTCGTCTTTAAACTTCCATCAGCTTTACGTCCATCCATTATTCTTGCTAAAAATAGATCGCCAGTTTCTTGATCAGCACTTCTGTAAACCTTTAATTGCATATTCTTTGTAAGTATAACCTCAATCGTGTGTGTCGGCTGATCAATAAGCCCCGTCGCTATTTGCGTTATATCTGTCGATACTGGCTTAACAAACACAGCTCCCTTATTAGTAATGTCCTTTCCTATCTCGATTTCAGGTAATCCAAAAATATAATACTGGACATCTCTTTTTTCTAAATTGCTTTCAAGATCCTCAAGAATCTTATCTATTATAAAAATCATAATGCCCTTCGTAATTGTCTAGTAATATCTTCTGCCGCGAGTAATCCTGCCGCCTTTGTAACTTTATCACTTATTCCCATAATCTGTCGTTGTGGTACGTTTCTCTTCCGATCACCTTGCTGGTGGGTCTTCATATATGGCACCTTATTCGTCATTTCAGCATCATTGGAGCTAGATTTAGTAACAAATCCTTTCCGTAATTTGCCTGTTCTCACAAGGATCGGTCTCGCTGGTGGGAATCCTTCGCTCTTTCGATCCTTTCTCGTAGAAGCTGCTAGTGGTTTCCATCTTCCATATATTCCACCCTGCTGTCTAAAGTTCAAGTCCGCTTCGCCCTTAACAGCTTTAATGGTTTGTGTCATTGTATTTTTAAAGTTCAAGTTTCCAAGAAAGTTTTTTAATCCTCTACCAACACTTGTACTAATAGTTATCTTTGCCATTAGTTTTGTATTTGTGGCTCAGGTATATCTTGTACCCCTGGCTGTTCACTGTTTACATTCTGCTGCCAGTTCTTACGTCTAAACTTCTCCTCTGTAATATCGTACAACCGGCCATTTACTCTGCCACCTGATTTGAATAAATTATTACTATTGATCCTTTCTTCGTCATTACGACTAATTACTTGCCCATTGTCATCAACTAATTGATAGCTTGGCCTACAAATCATACCAATCTCACCAACATCTGGTGCAATTGCAACGTTCTTAACTAATGATGCATCGGTTCCCGTACCCATCAACTGTTCATATAGTGCATAACCATCAGCCGCCGTATCTCTGGAGCCAACACCATAGCCACGTATCATGAGAAATGCAGCAGATAATCTACTTGCGTACCCTGTGAGTACAGAGGGGATTGGGGCTATTGGTAAGTTATAGCATAAGGATAAACGTTGGTTAATCATGCTTTCAGCCCTCAACCTATGATTCTCTATATCCTGACTCTCTATCGGAGACGTTGAATAGCTGATTGTTAACGAGCTGCCACTAACTGGTGGCGTATCTAGTGTCACTGATCCAGAGTCAATATCTATTGCAGTAACATTCACTCTAGAAACTCCACTGATACCATCAAGACCAATGAATACTTTCACATCACTCACACCTGCAATAGTATTGCCTGTATTAAACTCAGGTACGAACTTAACATTATCATCCGCCTGCACGTGGAATGTTGTTGCGCCACCTGCAGTTGGACCGAGTATAAAACTGTCCTTGTTATACCTATATTGAAAGCCAGCTTCAACCCTGATTTTCTCGTGGGTTGTTAGTGCCATTTATTTCTTTTTATCAGTGATCGGTTTAGGTTCTGGTTTACTTGCTCCAGCTTTTTCAACTTTTACAACATGATTATGTTGAAGAAGTCGCTCTTTACTCTCATCAGTTTCCTCTACAACTGTCTGTAACTCACCATGAATATCCGTATAAGTAATTTTGAACTTATCCATTTCAGTATTCTGTAAAATATATTCCGATTGGACAGGAGGGATTTCTCCCCCCCATCCTTTGACTTTAGAATTCGTTAGGTTGTAATTCCCTATGTCGTTCGAAGTCTTCAAGATCTGGATCAGGGAACACAGTAATCCCATGAAGCCTTGCACTTCTTGGATCTCCTGGGTTCCAGTCAAATCGACCGAATACACCAAACGCAAATTCATTTCTCCAGAAACCTGTATCAGAATCATCTAAGAGTTGTGTGAACTTAAGATTCTCCCATCCAGGACTTACACTATGAGAAAGAACTTTAATTGGTTTCATTGATCCATTTGAAAGATCGAACCCATACCACTCACTATCACCAATACCATAGTCCTGTTCCATGATACCGAAAGTACCCTGGAATACATTAGTTGTATTAGAACCTTTGATAGTGTCAACCTCAACAGTAAACTGTGAGTTTGCAATCTCCCTTGCAGTTTTAGCATTATCAGTACCACGTTTTACGGCGATATCTGTAAGCTTCATTCCAAGAACATGGTCTCTATCAGTTTTAAGCTGAGCGAAATGTAATTGTTCTAGTTGAATAGTAATTGCATCGACCTGTGAACCACCTGTTTCGAAGTTAGTCCATAATGTTCCATGTGTTGCACCTTTTGAATCAGTGTATACATGATTACGACCAAAGAACTGGTTAGTATCAAAAGACTTGTAACTAGTCCCTCTACGAAGATGCTCTTCTGTTTTCCGTTGCATTGAAACTTCTACAGCTTGGCCAAATTCTCCGATCTTACGTCGTAGAACTCCGCCAGACTGATCATCATCAAGAACTTGTCTTTTGATAGTTTCAGTCATTTCCCAGTCATCTAATGTAATGACTGATTTGTATTCGAAGAATACACTTGGTTGTCTTTCACCTCTGAACCGTCTAAGCTCTGTCTTGTCACCATAGAATATTTCAGTTTTAGCTGAAGAGGTTGTTGGAACCACTTCAATCAACTGACGCCACTCTTGAGCAACCATAGCTTGACGGCCATCTTCAAAAGATACCGCCAAATCAGCTCTTAGACTTTCAGGAAATACTCCCTTAGTTATCATAATTGATTATTAATAAAATTTAATTCTGAACCTGCGCCCATGAAACACCACGATTATGAGGCATTCCATTAATAGCGTTGTCAATCCGGATCCTATATGTTGATGCTGTAGGGAATCCAACAATCTCACCAACTGGTAATGCTGGTGCTGCTGCTGATACACCAACTGTTTGATCATCAAGCCCGTAAGCAATTTGACCAATATGAGCTGATACACCAGTTCCTTGAGCTTCAAAGGTATATTCTCCTTTTTTGAACACATTAAGTGTCTCTTGACTTGCGCCTAACCCTGAAGATAAATCTACACGATTATCAGCTACTCCAATAAACCGAGCATTGGATGCTCCTACACCTTGCACTAGAGGTCTAATACCTGTTCCAAGTGCACTATACATTTGTAATGTATCTTTATAGTAGGTAAACCCACTTGCTCCACTATATGGAACCAATTCTGATGGTTGACGTTCGCCAAACCTATCTTGTGTTGCTGCTGCCATGACTAATTGTAACTAATTTAAATTTTGGAGCCTCGGACCATCTCTCATCACAATCTGATCCAAGTACTATGTTTTGCTATTGTTTGTTAACATTAGCACCCTTAATTACTTTCTCATTCTTTTCATACCACTTATCGAATTCCTTATCGCTCATTTCTTGATGTCGTTCCTTAAGTTCAATCTTCAGTTTGTCTGATTTCTCAGCGGTTTCAATCTCAACTCCTTTTTCGCTGAATTCAACGACAACAGGAGCTTTAGAAAACAACTCATCAAGTTGTTCCACAAGAGTTGACTTTTTTCCCTCAGACAATTCCATCACTGCACTATTATTTGCACATAGATTAATATACGCATCCTGTTGTGCCGGTGTAATTTTGCCTTCAGATAGAAGAGCTGTGAACTTTGCTTCTGCATTCTTTCGTGCCATCTCCTTGTCACGAGTAGTAGCTTGCTCTTCGAGTTCCACTATTCGATCCCTCATTGATTGCATTTCTGATGCATCTACTGTTTCTGCAGCTTCTTCAGCTTCTTTAGTTTCGGGAGCTTCCTTCTCAGGTGCTTCCTCCGCTGTAGCCTTTTCGTCTACTTCTGCAGTATTTGTTTTATCATCTTTCATGATATTTATTTCTGATAAATTAATTGTAAGTACGCCCTTTTCCTCCGATAACTCGGTGAAAGGAGCTAGTCCTTTAATATATGGATCTGGTACAAGTGCTACATGTCTTAATGCTGGGCCTATTGGCTTCCCAGTCTCATGGTCCACAGCGTCCTGATCAATCCTTACTGAAACGTCGTTATACTTCTGGATCTCATCTTTATCTATATCTAAGTTTGCATATAGCCCATCCTCTTTTATTGATAGATCCGATATGTTTTTATTTACAATTAGGTATGGGTTCTTAGCTATCTCATCGTTATTGACATGGCCACGTACAACAGGAGCAAATGGTGATTTCTCATAGTTAGAAACGATCTTTTCGACATACTCTTTATCAACTTGAAGCTTGTCATCTGGCAATCCTTTATAGTTCCATGTACCAAAGCGAAGTAGTTGTTTCTCATACATAACTGTATATATAATAAAAAAAAGGCCTCTATATTACGCACCACATAGTGATGAACACAATATAGAGACCTGGTTGTTTTAGTCGGTCTTTTATTTAATTAACTAACAGTACCAAGATTTATAAGCTTTTGTCAAGTTTATTGCTCGTATGGCTTTGATGATTTCTTTTCTAGCATTTCCGTATGTCTTCAATACAGTCATATCTAGACACATTCTTACTTCTTCAGATATATCGTAATAAGTATCCCCACATTGACCTGCTGATTTAATAGTTTGCACTACTAATTCGCGTGGATAATCAAAATCTACATAATAATTCATATCAGAAAGTCGTTTTATTAGTTTATCAATAAGTTTGATTTCTTTTGTTGTAACTATTATGTGGAAATCGACGTTGACTCCATTAGGTTGTGATGTTGAAATATCACTGTATTGTTTCTGGCCCTTCATTCGTTTATTTTATTACTATAGAAGTTTAAGCTACTAACCCCTGCAATAATGCTTTGATCTTGTATAGAATTGATAACACCTTTACGAAAATCAATAACAAGCCTTGTAGTAAGACTCTTTTCTCTAATCTCAACAGTACGTTTATCAAGGTATTCCAAATAAATATCTTGCAATTTGTTTTCTATCCCAATATCTTTTCCCATTTTTTAATCTGTTTTTTCATATCAAAATTCTTTTTAACGTATTTCTTATTCCTAAGAATACTCTTCTTGCCTTTGAATGTATCTTGCCCCACCTGCTGTCCTATTAATGCATCAAAGTCGATAAAGTCATTTACTGTTTCTTGCATACCTCCGAGTCTCCTCACAACCGGGATACATTCACAGTACTGAGCTTTTACAGCATTGATACAGAACAACTCATTGCGTGGTGCATTGCATGGCAAACACCAATAGTCTGACTTCCAATATAACTTACATAGATCATCGTTAGTAAGTCTACCAAGCATTTCAATTCCTTCCTGTTCCATTAGTGTGTTCATGTACTCCTTCCATTTCTGAGCATTTGCATTTCCTTTATTAGCGAGGTCGTATGATTCCCATCCATAAGTGATATATAGCTTTTTCAAACTTAACTTCTCTTTAACAGTACCCCATACCTTAAGTAAGTCTTCTAGGCCACGATCAAGACTTGTCGAATACAACATGGTACCCTTTTCCTTCTTAACTTTGTTTCTATCAAGTCTTTCGTAGTCAGCCCAAATATATGTACGTTCGACTGGTATATTGGGTATATTCATTTGTGATTTATGCCAATCACTAATAACCGATACGTTATCCACATTCTGGATATCAAGATCACTCCAGTCTTCTATATCAGCTGTCCAGTGTATGATCTTTTCTGAGTTAATCGATTGGAGAAGAACCTGACGGTACTTGAATGATATGAATATATCCGAATGCTCCCATGGTTTAAACTTACGATAATCTTCGTACTTAACACCATCGAATGTCCCATGTACACCGTTATGGTATATGGTGATGTCGTACTTTGGTGATAGTTCTCTTGCCCATTCAATTAGTTTCTCTTCACTTCCTCCTATACCAGTTTCAAGATCAGCTGCGGTCCATCCTTCAAATACTAGGTTAGTGTATACTCTTATTGTTTTCATTTTCCTTTGGTAGATCAAATAATAAATTCCCCTTATAAACATCTAGGCTTAATGCTTTGTGTAGACCTTCCCATACTCGTAGACCCATCTCTGCGCGTTTTTTCTGTCGCATCCTTTCTATCTCTTTAAACTGTGACCTATATGTCTTCATTTGGTCTTTACTATTATACAAAGCTGATCATCACGTCTCACAGATTCTATAATAGTACCGTAATTACTCATAAAGTCATCAAGTTCTTCCTTGCTATAAAGCCTCACATGCTCCTGGTTTCTATCAGCATCTCGTATACCATGACGGCCATCAATATCCGGCGTTGAGATCAATACATACCTACCCGCCTTAGTTAACTTATCCATAAGCTTTGTAGGACTGACAACATGTTCTAGCACCTCCATACAGCTCACCGTATCAGCTATGATTCCCTCTGGTAACTGTTCGCCAGTACCAACGATGAATGTAACCTCAAGCCCTGCTTCTCTAGCTTTTAACTTAGCCTCATCAATAGCATCCTCGCTTGGATCTATACCAACACATTCAATACCTTCGGCAGATAATGTGATACATTCGTAACCGTCTTTACAGCCTACACTGATGTGTGACCTACTAGCGATCTCGTGCACCCAATTACGCATCCATGCAACACGATCAAGCATTTTATGTGCATGTAATGACTGCTCTAATGGCATAAAGTTACCATCTGATTTCGCGTAGTATTCTTTATTTTTTTGTGGATCTAGTAACTCTTTATTTTTTGTTTTCATATTTTCCTTTGTAATAATCTACATGTCCCCCTTCAGTGGGGTATTTATCTTTAATATGTAAGTTGGTTTCGAATTCCCTGTTTTCACCAAAGCGACCAACACGTAAGTACTTAGGTCGTGTTACTTCTTTCTTTACCTCAGCAATCAGGTCTTCCTTAGTATCAGGTGTTACAACATCTATATTCAACAATGAATTCATAATCTGTTCATCTTCAATAGCAAAGTGACTAACTCCATGTTGCTCATAATCAAAGCCCGTACCTACGCCAATAACAGTTACCGGCAAATCCATTACGCATAAATCAAGCTTAATTTCTTCAACACATTTCAGATAGAAACAACACATGGTGTAGGTATATACCTTCTTTCCTGATAATGCGAGTCCTGCAGCGATATTAATCATTGATGATTCCGCTATACCTATGTTGATAAGACGATCCCCCATAACTTCCTGCAATGGTTCTAGCAGTCCAAAGCCCACATCAGCTGTTAAGAAGTATGTATTTTCGTCATCTTGTTTTATAAGTTGATTGATTAGTGTTCTTCTCATAATCCTTTTGTAATTAACTTAGGTTCCGGATCTGGAACTAATACTTCAGAAGTATAATGATCATTCTCCCAGTACATTAGTCTATACATTGATCCTTCTTGATATACCCCAACAAATTCAATGTTAGCATGATTTATAAAATCTTCCAGGTCTTTAACATCGAATAACCTAGCATGGAACTTAGGTGGATTCATTGCTTAATAATCTCAAATAAACCATATTGACCTTCACGCCATAGCTCCACTTTATAACCTCGCTCTGTACAAAATTCATCAACAGCCCTTGTTACACCATCATGGCCATAGTCATGACCAATGATATGATCAGTTACGATATCAGCCATGAGTAGTTCCATCAAAAGTGTTTGATATCGATGATCGCCATCTATCCATACGATATCGAATTCGTGACTTAACACAACTGATATCGAATCCCAACCTAACGATCTTGATTGTATGACTTCCATGTAGTTAGCATAGTCACCAACGTTCTCAAGTAGTAGGCTCTTAGGATGTGGTTGATACCCCCAGGCAGTATCTTCTTTTTCAAAGTCTTCAAATATGTCTACGATATAATGCTTGCCACCACGTGTGTTTTCTTTCTCATGTTTGTCCATCATTGCACCAAACAAATAGCTCGTCATTCCTTTGTACGCTCCTATCTCAAGAGTATTTCCACCCTGGTACTTTTCATTGATATAGTTCCAGATTAACTCTAGCTCACCTATAAGCATCTGCTTGTCTTCATTGAGTGCATGAGCTTCGTTAATCACGTTGTTCATCTTCTCTCTGTTCCTCTAATAGTTTAAATTTTTTATTTCTTTCTTTAGTTAGTGTCTCAACTTGAGCGTCAAGTTCTTTGTCTCTCTTATCAATGACAGGATATTCCTTCATCCAGATATCGTAAACCTCTTGAGTCACTTTAGTATAGTGTGATTCCATAGTTCCTGCAATATCGCCCCAGGCTTCACCCTTTGTACCATTAAATGTTTGAAACCAGTTATGGCTGAATAAATTTAGATCTTCTCGCCTGCTCTCACTAAATGCTTGAAGTCGGTTATGGTCTACTACAACTATAATATTGTTTAGCTTTAACTTGTTTGCTATCTTTAAAGACGAAAGCGTAGGGCCGCAGTCTAGTTCACCATCACTCATATAAACAACCACCAACCTATCCGGATTGGCAATTGCATATCCAATACCAATGCCAAGGCCGTGACCCAAGCTTCCAGTTGATGCATAAATACCATACTTTTTACTAAGTGTTGAATGTTCACTGAGTCCTCCGTCTTGGTAGTAAGTATCCAATACTTCGTCTGGTAATATACCAAGTTCATTGAGTATTACGTACTGAGCAAGAACACCATGCCCTTTTGAGACAATATGGATATAGTCAGGGCTTTGATTGTACATTCTACACAAAGGACGTACCAGTGTGAGAGCCGAGGCGATATGACCAACCCCGGTCTTTAATCCGATATCCATGATACGTTGTTTAATCTTGCCGTAATCTAACTTTTTCTTCGACATAATCTATTTCTATTGGTTTAGGTTGTTGCCAGAAACAGCTACCACGTTTAGTATTCGTGATACCCGTTATATAACATTTGAATATATTCATTTCTTTTTCTTTCCTCCTTTACTTCTTTTAGTTCTTTTTGTTTTCCCTCCGCTTAGATGTGGCATAATTATTTATACATTAAGTAATTGCTTCATTTTATCCGTATTGGCACTCCAATGTCTAGGCTCATATTGTGATTGTTTATAAGTTCCCCAAATCACTTCTGCTAATCCATGGTCAATATTGTCTACCACCCTCATATTGGACTGTTGATACCCACTACCTACATTGATAACCTCGCCATATATATGAGAAGAGTGTATGAGCCTTTCGATGGCAACGCAAACCGTATTGATAGGTATATAATCTCTTGTATTTGTAGAAGCTGCAAAGCCCTTCATGTCTGTATCACCTCTTACTGCAGATTCGTATATGTTCTTGAAACTATGGCCCCCTTCACCCGTAACCGTGAATAACCTCAAAGTATTAAATCCCAGCTTCTTAGCATATAAAGTGACCATTAGCTTAGCTACTCCGTATGTATTAATAGGCTCACATATCATATCTTCTTTCATAGGCTCGTCCTTCACACCATACTCAGATGATGACCCTAAATTGATAACCGGTATTCCTCTATCTTTACATTGTTGTAGGAAGTTACAACTAAGTTCTGCAAACTCTAGATGCTTTGGTGCATGTAGGTCTTTTTCTCTTAGCCATGCACAGTGTACTACGATATCAGGTTTCCTTTTAGGAACAGCCACTGTGTTCGTACTCTTATCGTAAATTTCAACAGGTCTTAATAGTTGGTAATTATCCAACCTACTCCAATCTTCTTTCATAAACTCTTTAGTACTAATCGTATCTACCTCGTAGTTAAGTTCGCCTAAGTATTTCATTAAGTGCCCCCCTATGAAACCTGTTGACCCGCTAATGAGAATATTTGTCATTGTTTCCTCCCTATGTGAAAAAATTTACAGAACTTACATTTATATGACTTCACGATATCGGGTTTACTCTCTGTTACTATTTTAGCTTCCTTGCGAGTATTATACCTAAGTTTCCCATAACATGATGCTAGCTCTAGGTTTGTGGTGGTGTTACCCTTTCGCTTCTGCTGTCTTATCCACTTTTTCTTACCTATCTTGCCAATCATATATACCTATCTAAAAAGTTAGTAATAACATTCTTCATATGAGCACGTTCCTTCTTGCCAATAGCAGGATGCACACCAATCCAAAATGCATTCATCATTATATCATTACTTACCTCGAAACTTTCCGCTACTCTATAACCACTCTTCTTCCACAACACAGGCTGTCTTGTTATGTTTCCACAAAAGAATGCTCTACTTTGAATTCCATATTCTTCTAAATACTTAACCATATCATCTTTTAAGAATGGTGCTGCCGGTTTTAGTTTCACCACATAACCGAACCAACTTGGTTTAGACTGTGGATAAGATGTGGGTAGGTCAAACCATTGTTCATAGTTTGCAAAGACCCCTTTAAGAAAGGCATGATTCTTCCTTCGGGTTTTAACAAACCCCGGCAATCGTTTCATCTGTTCCACTCCTAGTGCTGCTGATATATCAGTACCTTTTAAATTAAACCCCATCTCGGAAAATGTATTCTTATGATCATATCCATGAGGCAGCCCACCTAGTTGATGCTCGTATCTAATACCACATGTGTTATCACATCCAGGAGCGCACCAGCACTCGCGGCCCCAGTTCACAATAGAAGTTATAGCTCTGTGTAGTATCGGGTCATTTGTATAAACAGCACCACCTTCACCTACCGAAATCTGATGTGCAGGATAGAAACTCGATGTTCCTATATCTCCTATTGATCCCGTTCTTTGCCCTTCCCATTCACCACCTAAGCAATCGCAATTATCTTCTATCACCCATAACCTATGCCTTTCAGCAAGCTCCATAATAGCATCCATATCAGAGGGATTACCTAAGTTATGTGCAAACATAAGAGCTCTGGTTTTTGGCCCTATCATATCTTCGACTTGCTTGATATCAATACTCCACTTATCATCTACATCAACAAACGTAGGGATAGCACGTGCGTAATATATTGGTGATACAGTTGTAGGAAAACATAACGCTGGTGTAATAACTTCATGCTTAGGAAGCAATCTCCTATCTTTATCTATCCATTGAGTAGTTAAAGCCATGATAGCTGCAAGATTGGCACTGGATCCACTATTAGTCAACGTGACATACCTGACACCTAAATACTTCGAAAGCTTTCTTCTGAACTGTGCAGCCCACGGTCCTTCTGCCCAACGTCCGCTTTGTATCGCCTGCGTAGCAGCATCTATTTCTTCTTGTCCATGCACTTGCTGTGCTGGGTTTATTATAATGTTATTTGTTTTTGTATCCATTCGTAAGTGATCTTCATACCGGCTTTAAATTTCATCTTAGGTTGCCAGCCTATACTCATAATTTTATCTTTACTGAAGCTACGATTTGCCACACCAACGGGACCATCAATATACTTCTTCTCTATTTCTTTTCCCGAAATACTAATTACTGTATCAGTAAGTTTCTCAACTGTTACCTCATCATAAGTTCCTATGATCGTTGGTCCTTCAAGATCTGACCTCATGAGTTTGATAACACCATCAACAAGATCATTTATGTATACGAAGTTCCTCATAGCTGACCCATCACCCCATACTTCAACTGAATCACCATCTTGCGCGCGTATAGCCTTGCGACATATAGCAGCGGGTGCTTTCTCTCTACCACCATCCCATGTACATTCAGGACCATAGACGTTTTGAAACCGTGCAACCCGTACCTTTGTATTAAATTGCCGTCCGTAAGCTTCGACTACTCGCTCTGAATATAGTTTTTCCCATCCATACTCATTGTCTGGATTAGCGGGGTATGCATCGCTTTCGTCTAATGTTTCTCCTTGTTTCACATCTCGGTATACACACACCGAACTTGAGTAGAAGTATCGTGCAACCTTCGCCTCAGTAGCAGCTTTGATCATATTAATATTAATCAGTGCATTATTAGTTAGACAGTCAACCTCGTTACTTCCTATGAACCCCATGCCACCCATATCTGCTGAAAGTTGATACACCTCATCAAACTTGGGTGAATTATATCTGTACTCTCTTAGAACATGTACAGCATCTTGACAGTTCTTATAATCTCTCAGATCTAATTGTAAGAACTCATCCGCATCTGTATACGGATACTCTTTGATATCCACAACTCTAACCCAGTTATCTGGATTCTCTTTTAGTTTTCTTACTAGGTGATGGCCTACGAAGCCCGATCCACCCGCAACTAAAATTCTTTTCATCTTATTCCTCCATAAAGTAATACGAATCTGCTGGTATCCACTTACCATCCAGCTTAATCTGACATTGAGACCAAAAGTCGTACTTGTTTTCAAATGAACTGTACTTGTTCTGGCATGTACGATTATCCGTATATACAATCGACCCACCACATACACTTAGTATAAATACTAATGCACATAATGCAAGGATGATATCCTTCATAACCTGTCATAAAACTTATCTAAAATAACTGATTCGATCTTTGCACATTGTGCAGACATTGAGTATTGTTGTACTTTCTCTTGAGCATTGTTAATCTGCTTAGTGATTACCGTGGAACCCATTTTGTCCAAAAGCTCATCCAAGGTATTCCAGTATATAAAGTGCTCATGTTCTACAAAGCCAAGTTTCTCAATAAGATCAGTCTTTAGTCTTTTTTGAAATAAAGCTGCTCCTACAGCCATAGCTTCAAAGAACCTATTGTTAAGTATCATATCCCATGGCTCTGTAGGTTGATTTACTACAAATAGTGATCTGTTCATTATATTAATATATTCACCCTTACTCTCTGCTTTACCAGTAAAGCAATCTGAATACTTAGCATGTAGCCGCGCCCATAGCTCTTTACGCTCTTCACTATTAGGATGGCCTATCATTGCAACACTGTACTTATTATTACTAAAAGCTTTAACAAGATTATCATTGTAAGTAATTGGCATCAGAAGACTCTCCACGCCAAACTTCTCCAAGATCTTCACACCATGCTCATAGTTACTACTAAACGTAAGGTCACATTTTCTAGCAATGTTAACTGACCTTTCGGCACCACCTGGCATATGACTATCCATTGACCAAAATACTTTTAGACAGTCAGGACACTTTGGGATTCTATCCGAAAAGTCTTCACTACAATCCGCAAATAGTATAAAATCATATGACTCAGGGTTGATTATAATATCCTTCCGATCAATCCTGTCTATTGTATGCCCATTAGCTTCGAAGCCATCAGCAATCCATTCTGCCATACTTCCATACCAGTCTGTGTATCCATACTGCTATTCTCATATGTCAATTAATATCGTAAATTCCAAAGTGTCTATATAACTTTTTCTTTTTCTCGGATGAATCAGTATATACGCCCGATGGTCTATACCGAACCATGAAATGATAATCATTTTCACTTACCTCAATCGGAATCATTGGTACTACCTCCTTCTGTTGTCGTATACAGTCATATAAATAAAAAGCATGAAAATCTTCACCTACAATTGTACTTACCCACTTCCATCCATGTTTTTCACGGTAATAGTATTCTTTCATATCTTCTTAAAAGAATGAGGTAATCTATGATCTAAAACCTGATCAAATAGTTTATAATACTTCCTGTCAATCGATATGCAGCTATACCTATACCTAGATCCCCAGAAATTACTAATATATTCTCTTTGTTTAATGATATACTCACCATTCCATATAAGATCTATTATCGTATCACCGACTTTTGCAATAGGTTTCATTCAGAGTATACAAATGTAATAAAATGTTCATCATCACCAGGGGCTATGCCGAAACTTGGTCCATATCGGGCATTTAATAACGCAAGAGCAATGAATAACTTTCTGTGTGTAGGTCTCATTTCCACCCCCTCATCCCAATTGCAGGATAATCGTTAATATTATCTAGATCTTCAATATCATTAAAACCCGCCATAGTAAAGAATGCTCTTAGGCTTTGTGATGTATATCCAGATCGATGTAATCCGTACTTATTCTTTTGACTACCAAACAGTTGACGTATACACCAATCCATCTCACCTTCTTCGTTATATAAATCAATGATGCCCTTTATGTCTGGTACGTGTACTCGCAACGAACCACCTGGTTTTAATAAATCCCGCCAATGTCTTAGTAGTTGTGCGCCTTCTTCGAACGTGAAGTGCTCAAGGATATGCATGCCAATAATCTCATCTATAGAACCATGCTCGTATGGTAGGTCACTTACATCTGCAAATCTATCGCAAACTACTTTCTTCATGTGATACTTACCAGTCATAAAGTCACTCTTTGTAACATTATCTTTGTAGTACTTATCCATCGTTGTTATATTCTCCTGCACAAGATCGGGTCTATCTTCAGCAAGAAAGTGATGTGATAATTCAAGATCGATGTTTTCGCATCCATATAGATAAACTGTACCGCATGCTAAGTGTAACTTCATTATTAAAGTATTAAAAGTATTGCCAAAGTAAAAGCTAATAAGACATCAATACTAAGAACTGTAACTATAGTAGTCTTATCTTTCATTTCTCTGTATATCGATAATCTAAGTTCATATTATTAAATGGGTACCTAAACGTTTCACTGTTAGCATCGCCACCCCACTTTGAGAGGTATCTACGTAGGTAAAACCGTAATCTATCATCATCGTTCCCTATAGTTCCTGCATATGGTGGATGATACCAAAGTACTACGTCCGGCTGTATAACGTCATATCCGGCTAGCTTACATCTATATATATAGTCGCGCTCTACAAACTCAACCGGTAAATATTCGTCAATCCTACCAACATCTTCAATAACACCCTTTCGTAACAAGAAACACGCGGGGTCAATCAAACCACTAGTAAGTTCTTTAGTGTACTTACGTTTACTGGACTTCTTCATAAATCTATTATAGTTCCGATCAACCTTGCCCGTAATTAGAGCCGAGTCTGGATTATCTTCTGCACATCGAACCATGTAATCAATCGCATTTGGATCAGCTACAGTATCGTTAGCCGTAATCATCAAGTAGTCATATTCTTTCCCACGCCATGCATCTAAGAACTTATTCCACACACCCGCTACCCTTGTATCATACCGTTCATTATCTTCTATAACCTCAATGTCATTATCTTTGGTTATAAGTGAGTTCCTACATTCATCAGTCATTTGAACCTGTTCAGGCGTGTCTAATAATGCTGGTAGTAGTATCTTAATCTTCATGCTTTTCTTGTGGATGTACCTCGGTATGCAATAAATTAGCTTTATTAATAATATGCATGACTCCATTCACATCAGTTATCTTTAACATCTCACTCTCGCAGATCGATTCACTAATAAGGTTCTTAACTGTCTTCTTTACTCCACCCTTATATATGAATATCTGTGTGGTAAGTTTTCCTATGTAATTCACGCTTGATCTTAGATTAATATTATTATTTGGTTTTAACTTTAAGTCCGTCATCTTTAGTTAGTATTCTTAATTTATCATCAACTAAATCTATTTTATTCTCAAGTATCTGCATGGACCTTTCCTCTATACAGCAGACACACATGTGGTACACCCTCATGAATAGTAGGTCCCAACGTGAACGATATATCTCATCACAAATTCTACATTGTTTTGACGTTGCCATAGCCCTATTAATTATTATTAAACTCCTCATCCCATTGCTTAGCAAGCTTTGCCATATCATACTGCTTTCTTGACCATTTCATAAGTGGCGTACGTTTCTTCTCAAGCTCATTCTGATTCTTTAGTAAGTGGATAGTAGCATCTGCAATAGATGAAAGATCTACCTTTACACCGTACTTAGTACTCACCGTTTCGTTTAGAGCCGCATGTGGTGTACAAACAGGTACCGCACCCATTGATTGTGCAATCATGGCACCAATACAGGAGATCTCGTAGAACTCTGTTGGATAGATCCATATAGAAGACTCAGCTGCTAACTTATGGTGTTCGCCTTGGGTGACACGCCCGAGTTCTTGTACGCCTTCGCTATTAGCAATCATCTCAACCATCTTGGATTTAAAGTTTCGCATCCAATTTCCGCTCTCGGTCCCTTCTCGGCTATTCATTAGTTTATCAAAAGTATTCCATCCGTATATAATCTTGAGCGTAGCTTCAGGCACTTCCTTTCTAATAGACGGCCACATCTCAAGTAGATTATCAAGCCCTCTATCATATGAGGAAGCATAAAACAACTGATATGGATTACGGGCAATAGTAGGCTTTGCCATAGAATCAGTAGCACTAAGGGCTACAGCTTTCTGCTCATCCGCCCACTTCATAGCCAATGAATTCAAACCATTACTAGTCATGAAGAATATATCTTCATCTTCTATGCCATGGCTTTTCTTAATAACATCTTTATGTGCCTGACTAAGCACTATTCCTTTATCAGCTGAATAGAATATTGAAGCGTTAACATCTCCATAATGAGTATCATGTAACCATAGGTATTGTTTTTTAGCTTTTATGATCTTGGTAAATACATCCGGTCGTCTTAGTGATACGAATACATCACACTTCATTTCAGTATCCCATTTGCGATAGTCTTCATATCGTACACCATAGAACTCTTTGCCTGCAGCATTACCACATTGATTGTAAATAACTACTTTATTATCGAGTTTCACAAGTTCTCGTGCTATCTGTATTGTCATACCTTCGCTACCACCAATGCCCTCCTTTATATCGCTCTCGCCATTCCACTCTCCAATCCCTTCGCCGGCCCATATGACAATAGACTTACTACCACTTAACTTTACTTTACGAGTCTTACGTCTATAATCATGCATGCTTTCCTCAATAATCCTTCTAACTGTTGGATCATCTAGCAAATCGATAGGAATGGCTTCACGTAATCTATCAGCATGATTCATGTTATTGCCCGATTGTAAATAACGCATGATATGGTTTATACCATTGATCGCTTGATTCCTTAGAATATCCTTCTCAATCATAAACTTCTCTTGCTTAACGTTCTCATCACCTGTCATCTGTAGTAACTCATTAATAAGCTCTGAAGCTTGTTCTATCATTCCTTTTTGTAAATACGCATTAATCTTAATACGTCTTGGAAGTATGACATATTCTAACTCATTAATTGGCAATGTAGTGTTAGGCAAGTCCCTTCCTAAAACCTTATCAGCATAATGAATTGCTTCATCCCATTCACCAAGCGTTGTGTATGCCTCGGCCAGTATAATGTATGAATCTGAAAATGCATTATCGTACTGCAATGCCATGCTCGCGCTCGCAATAGCCTTGTCGAGTTCCCCTAAGCTCATATATGCACGTGCCATTTTAATATGCACTTGATATAGAATCCCTTTATTGTCAGTCTTTCTATCGAGGTATAATTGGTAGTACTTCAAAGCTTGTTCGTATTCTTTATGCTCCCAAAAGTCATATGCATAGTGGCTAAGCATTTCATTATCCATATTTTTAATACCTTCTTCTTCCTCCTGCGCTTTCATTATTAAATGATTACGTCTACCTGTCTCTAGTACATTTTCATTCTCTCGCTCATGCTGTACATAAACCTGGTCGTTTTCAAATACGTTCACCCTTTGTTCAGCCTTAAAGTTCTCATGTACACGATTGGCCCACTTACCTTTAATACTTAAATCTATTATTCGTTCTCTTTTCTGAACAACAGGCTTGAGGTTGCCATCACCTTTGGCGTATACGTATGTTAGTACACAAAAGTGAAGATTCTCATTGTTCATTTGTTCGACTAGAATGGGAATACCTTCAGGGTTTACAAGTACATCATCTGAGTCAATCCAGAACGCATAGTTAGCTTTAGCCTTTTTAGCTAGTTTAAATGAATCATTTCGTGGGGATGCAAAATCTCCTAGTATCTTGTGTCCATTGACTTCAACAAACTTATAATCGGGGTTTACTTTAACATGGAATTCTTTAACATTATACTTACACCAGTCCTTCCAGACTTGCACGGTATTATCAGAAGATCCAGTATCAACTAGGCAATAAGCATCAAAAATACCTTTTGTGGAGTTTAGGGTACGTATGATCTGCTTTTCACGATCCTTAGCGATCATACAGAGAGCAACTTTGTTCATGAGTCTATTCGTTTATATTTAAAGGTAACAAGAACGTAACACGTTGTCAACTATTTTCTAATGATTTCTATTTAGTTAGTAATTTCCATAAGGTCGATGCTGGCTGGGTATGGGTTTCCACCCCATGCTTTTCTCTGGATCGAGATTCGTACATTGATAACAGATATATGTAAAGTTTCCGACTACTACTTTACCTGCTAGTGTCATTTCATTATCGATGACGAGCTTTTGGTATTGAATACCTTCGATGGTCCATGGATCTTTTGGTTCTATTACTCTAGATTCTTGAGCGTACATATCGTTGAATTGTAAAGCAGCTTGCTGTAGTGTCATCAAAATAGTTCCTTCCAAAGTAAATCAGCCGCAATCGTAGCTGAAGTAACGGATGCCCCTGCAATTGTCAATGTTTCTCCAGGTGCTAGTACTATTTTAAAGTCTGATAGATTCTTGCTTTCCTTATCATTCTTACCTGCAAGATCAACATCTAAAATATCAATACCACCTGTAATGGTAGTACCTGCAACATCTATTTCTACAATACTATCTGTAGTATTGATATCGTTCCATACAGGTGTACCTCCTAATGTCGCATTCTTGATTAATCTGACACCACCGAGGTTATTTGCTGCATTGGCTTCTATAGCAGCACCTACATTCTCCACAAGGAAGTCTATAAAGTTTGTTTTACCAGCATATTGAGTCTTATTTCTTATTGTGAATATTGCAATCTCAGTAGTAACCAAGCTCTTTAGTTGAGTTCCTGATGAAAACTGTGGCTGGTGAAGTTCGATGTGTTCTGTCTTACCTTCTACAAAGTACCCATATGATGCCGACTTAACAGTGATGTTATCTGTTGTTGCTTTGTTATCTGCAAACATAGAAAAACTCAAGTTAGGATTGAACATAGAAGGTACTGTGTTTTGATTAGCGTACTCAATAGTGTGGACTGGTACAAATTGATTTCTTGCTTTATCTGATTCAACCCACAATCTAATTGGACCACCGCCTAACCACTGATATTGTATTGCAAATATATTAAGTTTTGTATGATCCAGTGTCATGCCTGATTGTCCTGTTCCATCTAGTGGGTCATCCCAATCAGCTTGTGCTACTGTGAACTTAACATCATTCTGATATCTATGTAAACCGAAAATAGTGCCTTCGTACCCAATCATGAGTCCATTCACGAAGCTTGCAGATGAACCAACTTCGTCGCTTAATCCGATTACCATACATGTACCTGCAGCAGGTGCTGAGAATAAAGTTGAAAACCTGAGTAATCCACCTAATCCTGATTTATATCTGGCATGTACCCGAGTTTGTAATAGTGCACCACTAGCAGTTGTAGTTGAAGTACTAACTACAGCCATAGCTTCTGCCTGTGTGACAGTGCCACCATTATTAGTGGTATTGACGTTTAACTCCGTGTTATCCACAGTATATTCGAAAGTACCTAGAAATATAGGAGATAGCTCGGCAGTTCTTAAGTCGCCAAATGCGGATGTTGTTGTTGAGATATCAGTATTGATAATGTTCATGATTGCCTCACGAAGTTCTTCAGCACTCGTTACGACAGGCATAGTAACTTCGTTAAAATCTAACACCACTTTTTGTCCTGATGCATCGTATACTTGTACCAGATCTGTTGGGGTTCTTGGAACGACGAAGACTGAAGCGTTTTGTTTGGCAATATTACGTATTACGCCATCAACATCGAACTTAACTGTCTTGCCATCTTCTGTAATTTGAGTTGTCATTATTCGTCTTGTAGTACTATAAAAATAAGAGTTGATGCTGCCGACCCATCTGTTGTGGTGCTACCTACAGCTTTAAATGCTCCGCGTGAAGTCACGCCAGCCATTCCTTTTACGTTTACAATCGTTGAGTTCTCGTATAAATCTTGTGGAAATCCCTTGATAAATACATCATTAGAAAATGCACCTAGTGCGACATTAAAAGTGGCATCACCACCCTTTCCTACCGTGGTAGTATACGATTCAAAAGTAGCTAGCTTCCCGTCAGGCACAATGTACCTACCACCTTGGGAAACCTCGTTTCCTTGTTTTATTATTAATTTTCTTTTTGATACGGTGTCTGGCACACCACCTGTCAAATCGTCAGATTCAGCTATGTAGATATCCCCTTGTAGTGGGGTAGATCCTAGATTGAATGCTTGTTGTACATGGATATGTGGACCTCCTGATATAGCTACTTGAGATTGCCCATTTGTGAAGCCAAATACAAGTACTCTACCGTAATTAGCATCTAGCATATCGATAAATAGTAAGTTACCCACATCTGAAGCACTAGTGCTGGAAATGAATAATGTTGTTGCGGTATCGAGAAATGCATAAGTTCCACCTAATCCGCTAATGTCTTGATCACCCAGAGAGTTTAAGAGGTTTTCATTACGGCCAAAGACAACTACATTGTCGAAGCCTGGAGCTTGACCATTGGATAGAGCGTGCAGCCAGTCACGCGTGAAGACATAGCCATTTTGATCTACCAAAGCTCTTGACTCCTTCCCGCCCGCACTAAATGAAGTAGTAAACGGCAATGGCATTTTACTTATAATATTACCACCAACAGAAGCTATTTGATTTATAAACTTACTTCCATTACTTAACCTCACGGCTAACGGGTTATCCTCTTCTGTATATCTATCTAAATCAGCCTTAACATCGACAGGCTTATCGAGTGTAGGGATCCTATCAGTAATCTTAGATACAATAGCATCTATCCATGCCGGTCTTTTTATACCAATACTTGCTGGAAATTTGATTGGTCTAACTTCTTGCAGATTGACTACTTCAACTTTTTGCTTCTTGGACGCTTTCTGCTCAGGGACTTTTAGTGTTATCGAACTAATAGCATTAATTAGTTTTCTATTTTGCCTCTCACTTAGATTTGTCAGCTGCTTAACAGACTCAACCAAATCAAGTTCTTTCGATTGTCTTAGTGCATTCTCCTGTAATGACTTTTGTTTCTGATCAAGTAACCGTGAGTAGTACTCCTGCTCGTCTTCAGGTAACTCATTAATGATATTTACTATTTCACTTACTGTTTTTGCCATCTTTGTTTTCTTCCTTTATCTATATATGGCAAGTAAATCATGGTTTAGCCGGGTATATAACGTCACCTGGACTATCGTAATCCTGTGGTATATCTCTAAGAGATTGCCTATAAGTTCCCCATTCTGTTTGTTCTGAGGCGCTTAACTGTGAATCTTTTAGTTGGGTCCAATCCGAATCTACTAGCAACTTGCCACGTTCTGCTCTAATCCCAACCCACTTCTGATTGTCTGTTTCGACATCAGCGGGTTCTGGTGTATTACCTTCGATAGCAAACCACCCCTGATACTCCTGCCAATCTCTATTTCCCTCATCATCAGGAATAGAGGCTCCATCTAATACCCTTATCACTCCTGTACTACCGTTTAGTTTATACATAATATTTTTAGGTTAATCATAGTTCAGCATCTGCAGTATATTGAAATATTATCCTTTCATCTAAAGCAATGGCAGTTGAATCGGTATCGTCAACACTCAAAAATGAGAATCCATTGTCAGCCACGCCACCGGCTGTAACTCCTTGTCTATCAGCAGCTCCAATCGCAATTGTACTCGTTACATTAACAGCGTTATGTTGGTAGATCAGTACAGTAGGCGCGTTTCTCATTCTGACACCGAAAAGACTGCTCTGTTGTATACTCCCAGCTGTACTACCAGCAGTAGCTGTTCTAGTTTGAAATCTAAATGCACCGGCACTAGTGCTAGTACCGGGGTCAGTACCCGACTCATATGATTTTGCATAATACCTTAGACTCTTATTTAATTCACTGACTATGCTATTAGGAACGTAATCTGTTGCAGTAGCTCTTATCTCTAGTTTAACAGTTGCTAGATCGAGGATATCGCTAGTTGCAGCATCGGTGTCATCAACCCAAATGAACACTCCAATATTATTTAGTCCAGATGTGTCTAAAGAGATACCATTAATAGTAAATGTTTGGAAACTCGCTGCTAATGCCAAATCAGTCGCCGTATTCTCAAAAGTCCAGTTAGCTACGAGTGTTGGGTTAGCGCCTTCTGATCCCCACGCCGATACAACATCGCTAGTTACGCTATCTGCAGTTCCGTCCCACGAAACTACGGCAGCCCTTATATTACGAATAGCAGCGCCTGTGGTTTTCGCTTGAAACGAAAGCGATACACTCTTACCCCTGAGAGGTATTGAATCCTGGGCTTCTAATATCGTTAGATGTCCAAACTTCCTGTCCGCTGTTGCTACAAGAGACCTTTGGTAATATCTAGCTCCCTCAGGAGGAGAAGATGTTTGTTGGCTTACGTCCACTGTATCATTTCCATCAGACAACAAAATCCACCTATCAGTTAGATACGTATCATCATTGTTGAGAGTTACTGTTCCTGCTGTGAAGGAAGTGCCACGTTGCCATACATCAAAACCCCCATTAATAAGTATGTTCTGACCTATGCCACCAGCACCAGCACTTACTGCGCGCCACCTAGTAGTTGTACTATCATACTGCAAGACTACAACACCATCTGCTGCTATTGTTCTGTCTGCTTCTAATGCAAACCTATTAGCAGCCGTAGAACTAGCGTTCTCGTCTTTTAATACAATATCAAAACTTCCAATGTTATGTATTATAATCAACCTACCATCCGTTCCACCAACAAGACCCGTGATGTCTCTACTCGCATCTGTTGATAACCTTAATGTCGATGCATCCGCGAGACCTGTAGGGTTAAAGTTGTCTTCGTTAGATGTGATCTGAGCAGGTGAAATATCACCACTCAATTGTAATGCCTTACTGATGTCTAGGTTTCCTGTGATGGGATCGTTAGAAGCATCAATCTTAAGGTATCTCTTATCTAAAACACCTACACCTGGTTGTGAGTGCCATCCTGGGCTAGACATTTAGACTACGAAGTAAAATAAACGTTGATTAGCTGTTGATCCTATTGCAAAGGCTGTAGTTGGCGTATCCACTTTTAGCAACATGCCTTCTCCTGCACCTAATTCAAAACCATCTGTAACATCAGCTGCACCACTAGTAACATCTGAATTACCTATATATATGATGCCCGCATTACTATTGCCGGCCTTTAGTTGCACACCGAACGTTGCAGCTATAGATGTACCAGTTATTTGTATCGCAGATATGCCAATTCCTGTTTTCCCACCGTGATCAAATGTAGGCGCTACCTCCACAGCCGGTGGAACTGTCACGCTTACACCGGGAGATGTCAAAACATCTACTTGTATATGGCCATCAGTATCCACAAGTGCCCGGCTCTCTTTGCCACCTGATGCAAACGATGTTGTGTATTGGAGTGGTGCCTTACTAATTATATTGCCGACTCCCCTAGTAAGCTGTGTTATGAACTTATTACCATCACTAAGTCTCACAGCAACAGGACTCTCAGGATCAAATATATCAAAAGTGCCAAATATACCGTTAATTGATTTCTCTAATCTATCCGTATTTGTCCGTAATTCTGATACCAACCATTCTTGCTCTTCAATCTTACTAATTTGAAATGTATTGGGGAACTGCATTTCTTGAAGGTTAACTACTTTTACTTCTTTCTGTGGATTAATCTGCTTAGTCTTCTGCACTTCTGGAACTTTGACATCAATAGCATCAATAGCTTTTAGTATTTTATCGTTCTGTTTTGAACTAGAGTTAACGGCTTGCTTCATGTCCTCACCTAATTGTACAAATTCAGCCTTTCGTATTTCTTCTACATGTAGCCTCTCATTCTTACCTCTAAGAATATCTTTGTAGTATTCTCTCTCTTCAGGTGGAAGAGCATCGATCATGCTTTTAATTTTCGCTATTTTCTGCATTTAATTCGTTTATTAAGAATGATATCTTGTCTTCCTTATAATCTCTTGCACCAACTGAATCGATTAAGCTTAGTATTCTACGTTCTTTTTCCTTCAGTATCACACTAGTAGGATCTTCAAACGTTGTAACACTTGAGAATACTGGTAACCCATTAGGCTTGCCATCCACTACGAAGTTAAACTCTTCCTGCTCCTTATTGGTGATAGGTGTGAATATGCTTCTGCATCCAAAATGATTCGGTGGAAATAGTAGGGCAAAGTCAGGGTCAGTCTCTTGGAACACCTTACCATCAAGTGATCTGCAGAAGTTAGTAGTTCGGCTATCGAGTATAGCTGTATATCTAAATGCGAATATCATGTCTTGGTTCTTATCAAACGTAATACCGCGTCCTCTATTCATCATACCAGGAACAAGTATTATAATAGTCGGACCAAGTACTGTATCGAAGAAGTTATCATATTCCTCTTCTAGTAATAGTTCAGTTTCGTTCTCAGGTCTATTAACATCAAGTGATTCGTTAGCAACGTTCTGTAAACGGAATCCTAACCGTGCCTCTTGCTCATCAACTACCATTCCAACACGATCAGTAACCCCTTGTCTATCTTTATTAGTAGTAGTCGGTATCTTTACATCGAGTTCATTTGCAGCACTGATCTTCCCGAATTCTAGCATTTCAAATGCTATTGCAAGTAGTTCCTCTGAATAAGTATTCTCTTCTTGTAACTCGACTGTTTGTCTACGAATGCTTGATCTACCATTACGAGCTGCCACCAAGTAGTCATTAATGATGGCTGCTTTTTGTCGTGATAGTTTCCGTGCTAATGTAATCCTTGCACGTGCTTCTGTATCTCTTAGTTTATTCTTTATATCAACAAGCTTAACCTTTTCCTCATCTGGAAATAATGGGCGCATCATTGGCTCGTCTACAAGTTTAGATTCTAATAGACCACGTTGCAACCCAGCTTTCTCACGAAGTATATCCTGATCTTGTAAATGTATATGAGTAGCTTTGTCCTCGGATAAATTAGCCTGAGGATTAGCTTCTGCTTGCTGCTTCTTAGATTCCATTAACATCTCAGCTTGTTGGTCTTCTCGATCCTGCTCTTTTTGGGTGTTCTCTTCGATTTCAGTCATCAAGTCCTCTTCATCAACATCAAGACCAATACTTTCGCCACTCTTTGCAATTATCTGAGTCTTAACAGAATCAGGTATATTACCTTTCTTCGTTAGTTCTAATAGTGCTGTATGTAGTAGTTCAACGGAGTCATCTCTAATCTTATTTACTTTTAGTGTAGGATATACACCACGATCAAAGTTGATCCTGATAAGAGAGGCAATTATCTGATTCCAAGGCCTTTCAATAAGTATTTCAGCTACTCCTTGTAATCCTTCTTTAAAGAAATCCACCTGTGATTCACCAAGTGCTCTACTGCCTGACTCTGATGTTGTGCTTCCTAAATCAATGAACTGAGCTAATACTGATTTGGCAATGAGTGAGTAATGTAAATTGATCATATCTTTACCCACAGCCATTACGGCAGGGTCTGCTAGCTCTTCAAAAGTTACTTCCATTTTATCCTCAGGAGCTACAAATACCGTTTCTTGTTGCACCTTAGATAATGTCTCAATAACTTGGTCTACTTCCTCCTCGCTCATATTACCCTTGCTCTTTACGTATCGAAACTTTGATGCACCAAACTCATGTCCTACATGATTAAGAAACATAGCTTTATGGACCTTATCATAGTGATACCAGGCTGCTCTTAGTCCTGATCTGCCATATAGTGAACCAAACTCTTCACCGAATGTTGATTTAACAACTTTGAGAAGGCTTGGTGTATTCTTTACAGTTACATCAATGTGCTTTGATCCTAAGTTTGTCTTTTGGTGAAATCCTATAAAGTGACCATTATCATTAACAATCAGCTTCATACCGTCATCGCCCGTAGCTGCTCTTGGTGCTACACGATCAATAAACACTTGATTATCAACTTGTTTATATACTAGTTCGAAAACTCTATATCCCTCAATAAAAGCACGTAACATTGTACGGTTTACATCTACAATAGGAGTGGCCATCCCGTTCTTAGGAATGGGAGCAAATAGAACTCTTTCTATGAACTCTTTTTCCTCGGAGGGCTCTGCTGTTTCTACTTCTGGGTCATCCTGAACGGTAAGCCCTGCTGAATGAATAGCGGTTGTGATAGCATTGTATATCATCTGCACCTGACCATCATTGTCTACCATACGGCGGTAGTCCTCTATTGTGAGATCATCAACACGATCTTCTTCCATCCTAAACGAGTTAATCATCCTTTCACCACCTATACCAATAGAAGTGGTCTTTATCTTCTTTTTAACATTAACTCGGGGGGTTTCTTCTTGTAAATCAGCCATGGAATGGTATTAATTATGTAACATGCTAGCATATTTGTGGATAGTTGATCAAGGGTACTTATTTACCATACTTACGCTTGCCTCCACCTTTGATTACACCACCTGAACCTGAGATGGCAATCATAATAGTACCAACAAGGCTATCAACCCAATCGTCATGAGCCGCCTTAGGGAACTGTATGATCTCAGAATTAAACTGTTGGTGATTCTTATGGAACTTGACAGTCCCATTTTCTGTATAAACAGATACCGCTTTAGCCCTTGTAACCTTATCTTTAAGCTGTTCGATTGGTACCATGGGGGGGTATATACCTTCTTTATTTCCTTCTTTTTGAGCAGTCTGGAAAAACCAATCTTGAAAGCTATTTGTTTCAATACCAATAGTCTTATGCTTATACTTTTTGTAATAGTTAAAGAACCAAGCAAGTATATCTTCAAGTTTTCCCTTCATACGTTGTGGATCAACCACATACAATGAACCATTCTCTCTATGCCGTGCGAGTGTAACCATAGCACAGTAATCATTGATTTCTTTTTCTCTTGCTGATAGATCCAAGTAGGTAAAACAATCACAAAAGTTAAGGTCTACATCTTGCTCGTAAAATTCATTAGTGAATAGTATTTGTGACGATGGGTCCAATGGGTTGTTCATGAACTCTGATTCAAATGCTAGTGATCCTATTTCATCCTTTTTGATCTCAAGTTTATCAAGCGACCACATATCAGGCCATAGAGCATGATTACCTTCAATGGCTCTATATAGTTTGCTATACCAGCCTTTAGGTGGGCTCTCTACCAAGTTCATTAGTAAAGAATCGAAGTGAAGAATAGTACCGACAATGATTACTCTAGTATCAGTACCACCAAGATTTAATATGCTCTTTGTATAGAGGTTCTTAAGCTTCTCACGTTGTTCAGGTGATTGTACATTCTCATCGTTTTCTAGATCATCTAGTACAATCAGATCAGGTCTACTCTCTTTATGTCTTACACCTCTAAACTTCGAATTTGCACCTAGGGACATTACTCTAACACCTGTTGTTGTGATGATATCGTGTGAGGTCCATTTTTGTTTCTCGCTAGCTGATGGTGGCATATAGCCCGCAACCTTGCCGAAATCATCAATGATCTTTTCATTCGTTTCTAATTCAGCAACAACCGATCCAAGTAGTGCTGCTGATTGGGTATGTGTATCTGAAATCAGTAGTATGAATTTTTTCTTTTGATGAAGTATGCACCAAAGAACATATACGAGTGAGAAGGTTGTAGATTTCCCGTGTGATCTTGGACATGCGAGAATGATATTCTTTCTTCCTTCGAGTAATTCTATCCATTCGCCGTGTAGTGATCCCGGTCCAATATTAGTAGTGATATAGTGGGGAAGATACCACGAAGCAAAGAATGCTAGATCTTCCTCAGTTACCTTTCTTCTTAGGTCTTTTGATGCGAGAAACTGCTTCCCTAAACTCTTTAAGCTTGGCATCTTGAATTATATTTATGGTATCTATATTAATTGTGGTATCACCTTCTTTCGATTTATCTTTATCCTTACTATCGTGTTTTGTCATTCCCAACATATCAGCACCGAGTTTTAGCTCCTGTATCCTATTGCCTTCCTTTGCTTCAATGTCATCCTTAACAGAGTTAGCAATAAGTTCAGGTGTAAGTCCGAGCTCTATGCACAGCTCCTTGTATCCGTTACTCTCCGTGAGTTCTTTTGGGGTGTTTGCGGTATTAGGGCTATAGCCTACCTCCCTCATTACTGCACTAATACTTTTCCCAGGGTTCTCCAGGGTTTTCTTTACTGCTCTTTTCTGTTTCTGAGTAGCCATAACTTGGGTGGATTTTATTCATGAATATATGCTAGCATAACACAAATATAAAGTAGTTATCAATATGGATCAATTCATACAAGTACTAAATGAGTCTGGGTTCCCTGTTTTCGCAGTTCTTGCACTAGGAGCATATATATATTGGCAAACAGTATACATAAGGGGAATTAGCAGAGAGCATAGAGATGACTACAAAGAGATCACGAATAGTTTTACAAAGGTACTAATAGAAACTAAGGATCTTCAGGCGAAACATAATGTAGCACTCGATAACATTATCGACACACAAAAAAAAATCACTGATCGCATATATAGCACGGGTAAATAGGCGGTAATACTTTTGTAAGAAACATATCATGAACTTAAGAAAACCATTCGATAGTTACGAGAACCGAGTTAAAACCTCCGATTATATACTAGTGAAGCATCCTGCATGTGACTATGCTATGCCCACAGGAACTAAGCTATACGCTATAGCTGATGGTACCGTTACGGGATACGATCCAGTCAATGGTGAGCTATGGTATGACCTGAAGACTCATTACGATTGGGATATGGATGGGCAATGTATTAAGTTAAAGACCGTGGTTTATGCTCATTGTTCTAAGGTTAATTATAAAATAGGTGATTCATTTAAAAAAGGTTCTATAGTAGCTTTATCAGGCGATAAAGGATTATCTAGTGGCCCTCATTTACATCTATCATTTGGAGATATTGATAATCAAGGGATTAACCCAGAAGCTATGGCGGGTTTTATATTGGTACAAGATGAAATTGATAAACTAAACGAAGATTTGAAAAAGTTACAAGCTGAATACGATGATTTAGATGCTAGGAATACCAAGAAAAGAGAAAAGATTGCGGTGTTAGAAGCTAATGTAGAAAAGTTACAATCGGATTATGATGTTCTTTATGGAGAGAAAGTTGCTCTTGAGATCAAAGTAACGGACATGGAGGATGTTATTGGTAAGCAAGATAAGAAGATAAAAAGACAAGCGGAGCAGATTACAAAGCTTGAGAAAGCATTGCAGGATTGCAAGAGCGATAAACCAGATAACGTCATTGTAATAATATTCAATAAATTTTCTAAGTTTTTTTCAAAAGATAATGGAAAGAATTAAGGGCTTCGGCTCAAGTCTATTATCACGTAAGCTAATACTTACTGTTGCAGTAGGTATCACCACCGTCTTGAATGCTCACTATAAGTGGGGCATGAGCGAAGGTGATATTATGATGCTTGTTATAGGGGCAGCAGCCTATGTAGGTGTTGAAGGTGCACGTGATATAATAGAAACAAATAAGGAGTAGTTGGCTTTAAGGCCAAATAATTTTAGTCTAGTTAGTTATTGAAACTAATTGGGAGATCTACTGGTATATCAAGTATAGCCGGTGGCTTCAAAGACGTAAACATTCCGCTATAAGTAGGTGGGTTAGTTTGCTCTAATCAAAATCCATTTCGAAATCATCTTCATCCATGTACGCACTTACATGATATAAGTGTGTGTTATTTTTTGCTCTTGCGTGTCTTGGACATAGCTCAGACATAGCAAATTGTACCTTTTCCCCACATCGAGGGAATATGCAATACTTCTGTTTCATTTTTATAATCCCAATACCGAAAATCCAGAATAACCTGAGTTACCCAGACCCTGGGTATTAGGATCGGGTGTACAAAGCCGATCACTAATACTGTTTCACTGCCTAGTGAAGGTATACTAATTTGTATCATATTCCATTTCTTCTTGCAACAGTTGATCTTCTCTCATGCTATCAATCACTTCAAGGTCTAATAGTGACTGTATACCACTAATATCACCTGGTGACCTGTATGGTTTAGGATTTGGACTTCCTGACATTATTTTTCTTTTTAATAATAAATTCCTCTGGATTTTCTATTAAGTATCTAATCATCACTACAAACTCCAAGTCGTTTAACACTCTATCAATCAATGCCCTTCCTAGGTACTTTTCCACTTCTGGCTTCTTCATAACTCCTCCACGCTAATGTAGTTATTTTCTAGACAGTATAATACTGCTTGTGCTACGAGATCTGGTAAATGACCGCCAAGGCCATCACCAATTTGTAATACTGAATCACCATAAGATATACGTAATTCTGAACCATAGATATCGCTGTCGTACCAACCTAAACCCAATTTTCTTTCTTCGTACTCATGACAATCACAGCCACACCCATGAGGAATTGACTCAGGGAGGTATTCCCATAAAGTCTGAAATGAGTAACAAGGAACAACATCTTTATCTGGTAAGTTATAGACTGTAATACCTCCTCTAAACCAGCACCACATTGCATCCTTTAAGAACCCCACCTCATCCAGCTTCCGACTCACCTCGTAACTTGTCACTTCTTTCTCTAGGTTAGTCATGGTATATATTCAATACCATCTATATTACATGGATCACTAATTTGTACTTTATTCGACGATTTACCTAATTCCTCCAATAAGCTATCTAATTCTGGAGAGTAGCGAGCGGGACCCATATTATACTTAATCTTATATATAGCACACTGCCACCCTGCGATATAGTACAATATGGCTTTTAACTGATTAACCTTCATCTTTAATGTAATAATAAAAGCCAAATACTAAATGTACTACCAAGATTACTGTAGGCCCTTCAAGAGATCGATCATTCGAGTGTGCTATATCAAGCAGTATAGCCCAGAGGATCATTGCTATATAATGAAATTGCCACTCATTCATCTTTAAACTCCTCATTGTAAGGTACGAAGGTTTCCGATACACTAATTGAGCAGGAATTGGAATCAATATGCCCAGTAGTGATTGATGAAGAAGTATAATATAGCCAACCATTTGGAACTCTTTTGACTGACCCAATGCCCTCAATGTTAATTATCTCATGCAGCTTCATCTTGTAGATATTTTTATTTTTCATGGCTTTCTTTTAAAAGTTGTACTAATTTCTTCGCTTGTCGTTTATAAGCATCATCAGCAGCATCATCAGCATCATCAGCAGCAGCAGCATAAGCAGCATAAGCAGCAGCATAAGCAGCAGCAGCATAA